CGATTTCGAGCACATCGGCCGGACGGACTGGTACACGCAGATGATCGACAGGTTGGATGAGGTCGCCCGGCACGCCAAGGGGATCCAGCCATTGCTGCCGGCGGTACAGTCGAACCCATGAGGACCCTCCGCCTCGTCAGCGAGCGTAGCAGCAACGAGCTGGGCCGGATCGAGCTGACTGACGGTGTCGTCGCGTTCAGCAACGACAACGCCCGCGACGTCTTCACCCAGTTCCAGCGCGTCGCCAACTGGTCGGACCAGGAGACTTTCGACGCGCTCGCGACCGGCTGGTCGAACGGCTATATCACCATCCCCCGCGCTTAGTGCCGCGTAGCGGCGAACGCGTGACCGGCGCGGTTCCTCGCAGGCGGCCCGCCTCGGAGGTGCGCTGTGGCAGACCACAACCAGCTCAAACACTACTGGACGAAGGACCCTGAGGGTCTCGCGAAGTGGGTCGACCATCCGCACCCGTGGACCGCGCTGTACCACCACCTGTTGAAACACATGCCGGCAGAGATGGCGAAGCGCGTCGCCTCCCAGTGGTTTCACGACGTATTCGGCATCTGGCCAGGCGAGCGCGAAGGCAAGAACCCGCTGGGCCCCCGAGGAGCGTCGATGTCTCATCCACACATGCCGGCGGGCAGCCCGGACGGTGGCCAGTTCGCGCCGACGAGCGGTTCGAAGCAGAAGACGAAGCCGCACGCTCACCCGCACCACCATCACGACGACGGCACGCTGTCGTTCGACGCGCACGCCAACCACGGGACCGGCTACGACCAGGCCGGCGGCGACGCCCGCGTCCACGACCTGCAGGCGGCACTGAACCGGCTCGGCCTCACCGACGGCGACGGGCGGAAGCTGAAGCTCGACGGCAAGCTCGGGCCCCGCACGACCGCCGCCGTGAAGGCCGCGCAGAAGCGGCTCGGCGTCGCCCAGGACGGCAAGGTCACGCCGGCCCTGCTCAAGCAGCTGGTCGCCGCGAAATCCCTACCAGCATCCCGGGGTGATGCCATGGACCTCAGCGTGCGCGCTGTGCTGACCCGCGAACTGGAGCGGCGCATCTACCCCGCCCAGTTCGAAGTGCGCGCCACGCCCGACGGGACCGGCGGCACCAAGTACTCACTGCGCGGCTACGCCACCGTCTACGAGCGCGGCTACGACATGTTCGACCAGCACGGCGAATACCGGGAGACGGTACGCGCCGGCGCCGGGAAGAAGACCCTCAGCGAAAATCCCGACGTTGTCCTGCGCATGGACCACACTGGCATCCCGCTCGCACGCACCAAGAACCGGTCGCTGCTGCTGAGCGAGGACTCGACCGGCCTGGACGCCTACGCGCCCCAGCTCAACGGCAGCCGCAGCGACATCCGCAACGTCGTGACCGCCGTCGAGGACGGCATCCTCGACGAGATGTCGTTCGCGTTTCGGTGCGTGCGCCAGCAGTGGTCCGACGACTACACCCAGCGGGACATCGCGGAGTACAACCTGAACCGCGGCGACGTGTCGGTGGTGACGTTCGGCGCGAACCCGAACACGTCGGTGTCGCTGCGCGCGCAGGACCTGGACGTGATGGACGAAGACGCGGCCCGCGTGCTGTACGAGCGGCTCGACCGCCGGTTCAACCCCCCGAAGCCTCAGCGCTCGATCGCGCTGATCAAGGCCCTTGCAGAAGTGCAGGGCTGACCGCCTGACCTGACGCGCCGGAGCCCCCGCGCCGGAGCCGCCTCGCGGCCACCACCCGGGAGCCACCACCCGAACGAGCCAGGCACGCCAACAACCACTCGACAGAGAGGTGGACTTGACGTGCTCAAGTTCCTTCGCGAGCAGCTCGCCAAGCTGCTCGAACAGCGCAAGGCCCTCGCGGCCGAGCGTGACAAGGTGGTCGCCGACGCCGAGGCGCGCGGCGCCACTGACCTGACCGCCGACGAGATCCGCGCCTTCGACGAGAAGCGCGCCGCGATCGCGACCCTCGACGGGCAGATCGAGGAGAAGCGGGCCCGGATCGTCGAGCTCGAAGAGGACGAGAAGCGGGAGCAGGCCGCAGCCGGTGCCGCCGCGGCGGCCGGGCAGACCGGCGAGCGCCGCTCCGGCGGCGCGGTCGTCACCAGCGAGCCGCTCACCTACGGCCGCTACTCCGGCCAGTCGTATTTCTTCGACCTGGCCCGGTCCCAGTTCCGCTCCGACTACGCGGCCACCGAGCGGCTGCAGCGCCACGCCGCCGAGCTGCGCGTCGAGCTGCCCGAGCGGGAGCGGCGCCGGGAGGAGCGGGCCCGGCGGGAGATGGACGAGCTCGCCACCGCCGAACGGTGGGCGGCCGACCAGCGCGCTGCGGTGTTCGAGCAGCGGGTCAACCCGAACCGGACCGACGGGCAGGGCGGCTACTTCGTGCCGCCACTGTGGCTCATCGACGAGTACGTGGCGCTGCCCCGGTTCGGGCGGCCGATCGCGGACTCGGTCCGGAACCTGACGCTGCCGGCCGGCACCGACTCGATCAACCTGCCGAAGGTGGCGACCGGCACCGCGACGGCGGCGCAGACCGCCGATGGGGCCGCAGTGGCGTCGACGGACATGACCGACACATCGGTGTCGGCAAGCGTGTACACGGTCGCCGGGCAGCAGGACGTGGCGATGCAGCTGCTCGACCAGTCCCCGGCGCCCGGCTTCGACACGATCGTGTTCGCGGACCTGCAGGCCGACCTGGCGCTGCGCCAGGACGTGTACGTCATCAACGGGTCGGGTTCGTCCGGTCAGCCGACCGGGATCCTGAACGTGTCGAGCCCGAACGCGATCACCTACACCGACGCCAGCCCGACACTGCCGGAGATGTGGGTGCCGTGGATCCAGTCGGTGTCGCAGATCGCGACCAACCGGAAGATGCCGGCGACGGCGACGTTCGTCATCCCGGCGATCTGGTACTGGGGCACGTCGCAGCTCGACACGACGAACCGGCCGCTGCTGCAGGCCGAGCAGACCGGCCCGTTCAACGCGATGGCGCTGCAGACCGGCGCGGCCGCCGAGGGCCCGGTCGGTCGGCTCACCGTGGGCACGCCGGTCATCCTCGACGGGAACATCCCCACCAACCTGGGCGGCGGCACCAACGAGACCCGGATCATCACGCTGCGCACCTCCGACCTGTACCTGTGGGAGGGCGGCATCCAGACCCGCGTCCTCACCGAGGTCCTGTCGGGCACGTTGCAGGTGCGTTTCCAGATCTACCGCTACGCCGCGTTCATGGGCAACCGCCTCTCGAAGGCGATTTCGATCGTGTCCGGCACCGGGATGATCCCGACGTCCGGCTTCTAACAGGGCCAGCCGCCCGGGCCGGAGGGCTTCGGGCGGCACCCGGAAAGGCATCCATGGACCCCGCATACAAGCAGGCGCTGGACACCGAGCGTGCCGGGCTGGTCAACAGCCCGGACCGTCCGGCGAAGTACCGGCGCATCAACGAGATCGACGACCAGCTTGAGGCGGCCGGCTTCAAGGTCGACCGTATCTCGGCGCCGGCCGACCTCGAGGACACCGCCGACCGGTCGCCGCGCGAGCGCGCTGTCCGGCCGGGCCGGAAGGAGAGCTGACGTGTCTGACCTGGTCAACGGCCACTACAAGCTGCGCAACGCCGACTGGCTGCGCGCCGGCTCGCCGGCGGTGTTCGCCGAGTCCATCCCGAAGCTGCTCGCCGGCGGTGACCTGGCGATCGCCGCGACCGGGGTCGAGCTGGCCTTCGACATCCAGCTCGACGCCGGCGACGTCGTCACCAGCCTGACGTTCGTCACCGGCGGCACCGCGGCCGGTACCCCGACCGCGGGCTACGCGGTGCTGCGGGACAGCGCCGGCGCGAAGTTGGCGCAGACCGCGGACTTCGGCTCGACCGCGCGGGCGGCGAACACCGCGTACACGGTGGCGCTGTCCGCTCCGTATGTGGTGAGCGGCTCCGGCCTGTTCAAGGTCGGCATTTCGTTCACGGCGACCACGGTGCCGACGCTGCGCGGTATCAGTCTCGGCAACGCGGCGGTCGCGGCGGTGGGTCGGGCGTGCACGCAGACGCACGGCTCGTCGGTGGGCGCCACCGCGCCGGCGACGATCGCCTCCCCGACCAGCGCGTCGGTCATCCCGTACATCCTGGTGAGCTGACCGGCCGTGGCCGACCTGGTGTTCAACATCGCCAAGGGCAAGGTGGCCTACTACGCCACCTTGCCCGCGGCGAACGACGCACTCATCGTCATCCCGATCGAGGCGTCCGGGGTCGAAGCTGACGCGGTCATCCGCGACTACGACGACGTCGGCACGCTGCTCGCCGCGGCCAACAACGAGCAGACCACGATGGGCCGCAAGACGATCACCAGCGTCACGGTCACGGTCGACGACACGAACGACCGGGTCGACGTCGACATCGCCGATGTCGTGTGGACGGCGGCGACCGGCAACGCCATCTCCGACGTGCTCATCGCCTACGACCCGGACACCACCGGCGGCACGGACTCGTCGCTGATTCCGTTGACCTGGCACGATTTCGTCATCACGCCGGACGGCAGTGACGTGACCGCTACAGTGGCCAACTTCTTCCGGGCAAGCTGATAGGCGGCCGCAGGTGACGGCCCCCCTCATCGGCAGCAGCACCTTCGGCTTCGCCGACGGCAACGGCGGCCACGTGTGCAACCTCGGCTCGGCGCCGACGGTCGGCCAGCTCGACGTGCTGTGCGTCAACAGCAACACGGTGGTGAGTACCCCGAGCGGCTTCACGGCCGCGCCGAGCGCGGTCGGTGGGCAGGGCGCCTACGTGTTCCGCCGCATCGCCGCCGGCGGTGAGGGCTCCACGGTGACGGTCACCACGTCGGGGAACCACGACACACAGGTGGGCTGGTCCCGCTGGGGCAACATCAACGCCGTGGATGACGCCGCGTTCACCACCGCGACCGGCAACGCCACCAGCAGCCCCGCACACAGCACCAACGCCCTTGCCCAGACTAACGAGCTGTGCCTGGCGTTCGCGGCGCTGCACAACTTCTCCGGCGCCAACCCGAGCGCTCCTTCCTGGTCGACGGGATTCACCTCGCTGCTGTCCGGTTCGCAGGGCACCGGAAGCACCGCGGTGGTTGGGTTCGTCGCCTACAAGCTGACTGCTGGCACAGCCGCCGAGTCGCCGTCAGTGTCGTGGACGAGCAGCGCGTTCGACCGGTACATGCTCACGCTGACGTTCACCAGCACGTCCGGCGGCCAGTCGGCGGCGCTCGGCACCACCACCGAGACCGACTCGGCCATCACGCTGGGCCGGGCCAAAGCCCGCGCGCTCGGCGTTGCCACCGCAGTCCAAACTGCGTTGCCGCTTGGCCGGGCGAAATCGCGGGCCCTCGGCATCGCCGCCGAGGCCGATGCCGCCGTCGCGTTCGTCGGTGTCGCCGTCGTCCCGGCCACCCTAACCGTCTCGTCGGCGGCGGTCCGTCTCACCTCGTCCAGCGCCGGGGGGTCCGTGTGAGCACCTACGACGTCGGCGATGCGGTCCGCCTGGAAACGCAGGTCCGCGACCCCGACGGCGCGCTCACCAACGCCACCGTCGCGATTGCGGTCACGAAACCGGATGGCACCGCGGCGTCGCCGAGCGCGCCGACGAACTCGTCGACCGGCGTCTACCGCTCTACGGTCACCGTCGACCAGGCCGGCCTATGGACCTACACCTGGACCGTCTCGGGCACGGTCGTCGGCGTCGACAACGGCGAGTTGCTCGTGCAGGCCGCCCGGGCGCTCGTCGCCCCGCTGGAGGACCTGAAGGGCCACCTGCGGATCACGACCACCACCGAGGACGGCCGGCTGCGTGAGGTCCTCACCGCGGTCACCGACCTGATGGAGCCTGTCGTCGGCCCGGTCGTGGCGCGCACCTTCACCGAATACCTCGACGTGGTCGGCCGCACGGTGGCACCTCGGCGCGGCCCGCTCGTCTCGGTGACGTCGCTGACCCCCGACCTGGGCAGCGCGGTCGACACCGCCCGGTACATCGTCGACACAGACCTGGGCGTCATCAAGCTGCGGTTCATGACCCGGGGCCGGTACACCCTCGTCTACCGGGCCGGGCACAACCCGTGGCCGGCCGCGTTGAAGTACGCCGGCCTGATCATCTGCCAGCACGAATGGCAGGTCCGCAACGGCAACGGCGGCCGCCCGAGCCCAGACGCCGACGCGCTGATGATGCTGCCCGGCTCCGGGTTCCTGGTGCCGAACCGCGCCTACGAGCTGATGCAGCCGTACCTGCTACCCGGGTTCGCCTGACATGGGTACGGCGTCGGTGTTCGTGGCTGCGGTCAACGGCCTCAACACGCTGCTCGCCGGCACGGCCGCGATCACCGCCCTGTGCACCGTGTATGACGGTCCGCCGATCGTCGACCGGTCCAGCAGCGTGGAGCTGTGGGTTGGGGCGCTCGGCGTCGACCAGGACGACGACAATACCCGGTTCACCCGCCGACCGGTGACGTTCGGCGGCGGCCCCGCCGGCGCCGGCCGCGACGAGCAGATCCTCATC